TGCGATACTGGCAGAATTATGTGGGTAGACCCATCTGTTTCAGTATGTATGGACAACAGGCGATCTACATTGCCCCCATTCCCGATCAGTCTTACTTCATTGAAGTAGATACCAACATATTGCCCACAGCTCTGTCACTTAATAATCCTAACGTGACAGATAGCATTATTGACCCGTGGAATACCTCTGTTCAGTATTACGCAGCTTACAAGGCCAAGTTCTACGAACAGTCTTACGGTGAAGCTGAAATTTTCAAGCAAGAGTACAACAAACACATATTGAACGTACTCAATAGCACGTTTACCAGAAGGATTCCTGATCCATACAGTAGTGGAGGGTAAGCATGGCCTCCGCAGAACAGAAGAAGTCCTACCAGGTAATCAAGGCTTTCAAGGGTCTCAACACCAAGGCCAACCGCACGGCTATCGACAAGGATGAGTTCTCCTGGTTAGAGAACGCCATGCCTGTGGGGTCTGGCAATATGCGGATTATTCCCACCAGTAGCAACGTGACCAACGGTGCAAATGCGGTGGTGTTCACCAACAACGTCACTTACCTCACTTCTGCCAACATCAATGACGATTACATTGTGGCTGCAGAAGATAATGGAGCATTACAGGCATTTGACCTGTCTTCTAACAACTTTGTCACTATTGCAAGTACAAACACACTGTCAAATGCCAACGTATCTAGCACGCAATACCAAAATACTGACCTGTTTGTGGGTGACCCCAACAAGGGTTTGTTTGACTGGAACGGGGTTAGTCTGATTCCTGTAGGTTCTGTGGGCAGTATTGCCATTACCAACCCTGGTATCAACTACACGTCTGCTCCAAACGTGGTAATTTCCACGCCCAACAATGCCAACGGTGTTCGGGCAACAGCTGTGGCATCAATTACCACAGGTTCTGGCGGGGTGCAAAGCATACAAGTTTTAACGGGTGGATTAGGTTATACATCTGTGCCTACTGTGACCCTTTCTACGCCTGACGTGACGGGTGGAAGTACGGCTACGGCTGCAGCCACCATTTCTGGCGGTAATGTGGTGGCTATTTCTGTGGTCACGCCTGGCTCGGGCTACCTTAACCCCCCGTCTGTCAGTATTACTGGGGGCGGTGGGTCTAGTGCAACTGCAAATGCAGCACTTTCCACGGGTATTGTGAACTCGATTATTCTCACAAATGCGGGTAGCGGGTACACGTCTCAGCCTAGTGTCACTATTTCTGGCGGTGGTGGGTCAAATGCTACTGCTCTAGCCCAGCTCGTCACTTTTGCCACAGGTGCAGTGACCATTCAGGTCACTAACGGGGGCACAGGCTACGGTCAATATGGCAACCTGGCAGTCACCATCACGGGTGGTGGGGGTGCAAACGCAAATGCAACTGCTATTGTTTCTGGAAACGTGGTCAGCCAGGTCATTATGAACAATCCTGGCACGGGTTATACCTCTGCACCGTCTGTGGCAGTATCAGGTGGTAGTGGCACGGGTGCAAACCTTGTTGCGACTGTGCAGTTAAACCCCATAGTGGACTTGGCTACCTTTTCCAACAGAGTTTGGGTGGCACAGGGGCGCACGGTGTATGCGTCTGCCTCCACAAGCCCCACAGATTTCACGTCTGTCTCTGCTGTGGCGTTCAACATTCAGGATAGCACCTTGCACGGCAACATCAAGGGACTCTTGTCTGCCAATAACTTCTTGTATATTTTTGGAGACGATAGCATCAACGTGTTTTCTGACTTGCAAGTGACCTCCACAGGGGCTACGGTGTTCACCAACACCAACGTGAGTGCGTCTATAGGTACATCCAGAATATACGCCATTTTCCCCTATTTCAGGTCAGTCCTGTTTATGAACGACTACGGTATTTATGCCTTGGTCGGCTCTACCACCACGAAGATTTCTGACCCGCTAGACGGTATTTTTCCCTATATTGACTTCAGTAAGCCTGTCACAGCGGGTCAAACGCTGCTCAACAACATCTTGTGTGCGGTGTTTAACTTCTATGTGAACAGCTCCTTTCCTCTTGGGCCATCAGGATCACGCTACATTCAGGCTATTTTCTTTGAAAAGAAGTGGTACATATCTAGCCAGGGCAACATTCAATATGTGACCTCTGTTCCATTTGGAGGGAAGGTCAAACTGTATGGTACAGATGATAAAAAAGTATTAAGACAGTTGTACAGCGATAGTACAAGCAATGTGAGCAGTTATATCCAGACTGCACTCAACGAGATGGGAGACCCCATCAGGACAAAACAAGCCCTCAAATTCGCTGTAGAGGCCACGTTGTCGCAAGGTGGTACTCTGAGTGTCACCGTGGACTCAGAAACGGGTTCTAGCCCCGCCTATACGCTTACAAACACGATAGGGTGGACTAACAACTTGGGCAACCTCATTGGTTGGACAAACAACTCGTCTGCAACGATAATTTGGTTAAATCAGGCGGGATATTATCTGTACAAATCAGATGCAGAGCAGTACGGTAAGTATTTAGGGTTAACGCTAACCAGTAATTCTGCTGGGTATATCGTCAACACATTTGAGTTTGAGCATGAATTAAGAGTGAGGTTCTAACATGGCACTACCAATCACAGTCCCCTATACATTTGGAAATGCAACTACGGCTATCCCGCTGTCTAACCTTGACAGTGACTATGCCACCGTCTACCAGGCCGTCAACGGGATAGGTAACGGGTCAGTAGCACTAGCAAATGTGACTATAAGCGGTGTGTCTACGCCTATTACAGCTACTCAAGGTGGAACGGGTAACAGTTCTGTATTTACAGCAAATGCGTTGGTGTATGCACCTACAACAAGTACGTTGGCTACTGGGTCTGCGTTACAGTTTGATGGCGCAAACTTAGGATTAGGTGTTACTCCTGTTGCTGGATATACATACTCTAAACTTATTCAAGTTGCTTCTTCTGTGTGGCAAGCAAGAACAGGAACACCAGACACGTTTCAATTATTTGCAAATGGTTATTTAAATAGCGGTGCTACTGCTTATAACTACATTGGTACTGGAAACGCCACACGATATGACCAAGCAGGCGGACAACACCAATGGTTCACAGCCCCATCAGGCACAGCAGGAAACGCTATATCCTTTACCCAAGCGGCTACGCTCACGGCAAATGGAAATTATTTACTTGGAACAACAACTGAACCTGTAAACAGAAAATCTGGAAATACTTATTTGGCATTGGGTTCTTCAGTAATTGAAGGAACGCCATATACAACAGTTTCTACTACTGCTATTCAACTTTCTCGTATTTCAGGTACTGGAATTATTGCAATGGTAACTGGTTACAACACAGCTAATGGCGCTCAAGGTACTTGGCTTGTTTTGGTCGGGGGTGCTGGTGTAATTGTTGCATCTTCAAGCGATGGAACTGGTACAGTGCCAACTTTTGCAGTTGTAAGTGCTTATTTAACAATGAAAACAACATCAGGAACATTGTCTGTTGTTTGTCAAATTTTTACATCGGCTTAATATGAATCAAAAACTTGTAGCCGAATACTTTGACCACAAAGATGGTCGCTTGTACTGGAAAAAAGTGATGCACCCAAACAAGCAATACCTTGTTGGGCAAGAGGTTGGCTCAATCCATCAGACAGGTTACCGTCACGTCACATGGCAAGGCAAGGTGCATAAGGTTCACCGCTTGATTTTCTTGTTTGAGCATGGTTATTTGCCCAAAGAGATTGACCACATTAACGGTGACCGTCAAGATAACCGATTGGAAAACTTGCGTGAAGTAACCCGCAGTCAAAACCAATACAACAAACCCATGTGCAAAAACAACACATCTGGTAGTCGTGGCGTATCGTGGCATAAAGCATCAAAGGCTTGGGTTGTTCGTGTGTCGGTCAACCAAAAAAGCAAATTGGTTGGTTATTTTAAAGACTTGGAATTGGCTGATTTAGTTGGCACAATGGCAAGAGAAAAATATCACGGGCAATATGCTCATCATTAAAGGAAAATAAAATGTCAAACACATACACATGGTCAATCTCTGCGCTAGACGCATATCCAACAACACCACAACCTGATTGCGTGTTTAACGCACATTGGCAATGTATTGCGACTAGCGACCAAACCCAAACAGTAAATGGGCAAACAGTCCCCTACACCGCAAGAATTTATAGCACTTGCAACATTGTTTACAACCCCAATGAACAATACATACC